GGTAGCGAAAGCCCCTCAGGTGAGGGGCTTTTTTGTGGGTTAAAACAGGCTGCTGAGGGAGTTTGATACCGAGTTGACGGCTTTGGTCGCACTTGTCTTAAGGTCATCCAGCACATCGCTGACCGACGACGTCTGTAGCTTCTCGCGAAAATCCGCATCCGCCCGACTCAGACTGATAGTGAACTCAATCTTTTTGGGGTTGCCGTAGCGGTCAAACTCCGTTTTTCCACGCTCCAGCCGCGTCATGACGTACATCCCGTAAATCTGCCCGTCGCCTTCAATCAGTGGCCAGGGACGACCGGCAAAGCCGATCGTCTCCAGTGCCGACAGTGACCACCGCCCACCGGTGATTTCGGGGTAGAGCACACCGTCAAGGGTGATTGTGTCGTCACCGGGCCCGATGTACTGCCAGGCTGCCGACTGGTTAACCCGGTCATTTTTAACGTGCCGCCATTCCTGCGAGTGGCGCAGCTGCTGATACGGCACGGTGCGCAGCGTAAAAACAAACATCCCGAATACCATCATCATAAAAAACCTCCTTACTCCCGATCGCGGAATGAACCACGGTTAGTTTTGCGGGTGCTGGCCATCAAATCACGCACAGCGTTACGAACCATTTTTTCCAGCTCCTGATCCGAACGTTTGCCGACGTCGTTAAAGACCAACTGGAAGAACGGCGCAGCACCCGAAGCCGCAGCGACCGGCGCAGACGTCGCCCCCTGCGTTGCCGTCGGTACCGACAGAACACCGCCGGCCGCAGCAGCAGAAACTCGCGGCACAGGTTGCGGAATAACCCGCGCTTCCTGATAGGCGCCACGTAGCGCCAGAGCGTGCGGCAGGTTTTTAAAGACAATATCGCCGGGGCCGACTTTTTTGGTGTTGTTGGCCGTAGCCTTTGTGTTCGTATCGATGTTTTTCAGGTGACCCTGAACACCAGTGATAACTGGTGGCTTACTTCCCCCGGCCGGTTTCGACACCGTCGCCTGACCTAAGGGGAGCTGATGCCCGGCCAGCGCTGCCGCAGAAGCCTCCAGTTCCCGCTGCGCCTTGTCCGCCTGCTGTCTGGCTCTGTCTATTCCTTCAGGGATAAGATCCAGCTTTTCAAGCAGCCAGCTCACGCCGTTCATGAGTTGCTGAAGAGGCCACAGCAGAACGCTAAGCGCAGTACCCATCACCCGCCCGAAGGTCTCCCCGGCAGAAGCGCACTTATCCAGCGTATCTTTGCTGGTCTGCATCGGACTTAACAGGTTTTTAAACCATTCCCATACTGCTTTAATGCCGTTACCCAGCGCAGAAAAAACCGGAACCAGCGCTGAAAATGCAGCCCTGAGAGGGGTTAACCCCTGCCAGACGCCATCAAGAAAACCACCAAAAAACGCTTTTATCGGCTCCCAGAATTTCCAGATAACCAGCCCCGCAGCGACAAATCCCAGTGCAATCAGTCCGGGGATGCCGAGCAATGTGGCAAGAATGGCGCGCGTCCCCGAAAGAACCAGATTGAGCCTGGCAATACTGGAGGTTGCTGTGATTGAAGACAGGCCGATATTTTGAATCGCCAGCCTGAGTTTAGCGAAAGGGCCAACGTAGAAACTGACGGCGAGGCTGGCAACACCGACAGCACCGGTCAACGCCATAAGGGCCGCAGTGACAAGCACAAGCGTTTGTGTCAGTTCCGGGTTCTCGCTCACCCATGCCCGCAGGTTGTTGACGAAGGTTGTCAGCGACTGCGTGATTGTCCGAAGGCTGGTATCCATCCCCGCCAGTACTTCAGTACGCAGTCCGTCAAATGCGCCGCCCAGCTTGCTGATATCACCGGGCAGGTTATTACGCAGGGTCTCGCCCAGCCTGTCGGCGCTTCCCCTGGTATCGCCGAGACGATTCGAAATGTTCGCAAGCGCTGAAAGAAACGCCGGGATCTGGTCTATGGACAGATCTTCAATTGGAGTACCAAAAAGTGAAATGGCCGCGTTAGCCCGCGTCGCCGGATCCTGAATGGACAGCAGCCCTCTCGCAGTCTTCTCCATCGCCCTGCGCGCACTGTCGCCGCCGGTGGCTATCGCCGACGACATGGCCGCCGCATCAAGACCGATTGTCTTGTAAGCGCTGACACTGTTTTTTGACATGTCGGAACCGCGGATGCTGAATTCCTTGATGGCATCCCCGGTTTTATCCAGCGCGAACTTACCCTGCTGCGCCATATTAACCAGCAGCGACATGGTTTCCGCACCGGTAAAGCCCATATTGCGGAAGTGAGTTGAATACTCGTGAAGGATTTCCGGCATCTCGCCGCGCATCTGCGTGGAAACGCGCTGCATGCCCGACGTGATAAGGTCGAATGCCTCATCACTACTGCGGGCGAGCCCGTTTTTCATCATGATCGCCGCCATCTGGATATGCTCCG